GACGAACAGACTGTCGATGACGAACAGACTGTCGATGACGAACAGACTGTCGATGCGCCAATTTACCTTGAGCCAGTATTCAATGGTATGACAGCGAGTTACGTCAGCATTGATAACGCCACTGTGCATTCTGTGATTACAGAGCCAAAAGCACTGGCTGATTATGAGATCGACCCAGTGGTCAAATATCGATACAAGGTGAGAATGGACATCTTGCTTGATAACGGTCTATGTGCATCAACTTGGTTCTGGCATCATCGAAACACAGGCTGGAGTGATTTAAACTACAATTGCCTTTATAATTCTCCGGTGTACAGCTACGATGAAGCCATGATGAATTATGGGGATTATTCTGCGGCTAATGGTGATAACTTCAAGATAAATTTTCCGAGAAGTAGTTCGGTTTATTTGGAGTGGAATGTTGGATAAGAGAAAGGGGCAATATGCCCCTTTTTAACTTACCAAGTTAAAGATTGAAGCCACTCCCGATCGTCTTCAGTTGCGTCCTTTATCTGCGTAAACAACCCTGCATACTTAACGGTACATGTGTCATTATGAATAAGCCATTGATCCCATACAGCCTGAGCTTGTTCTTGAGTGTGCAATTGAAGCACTTCACCATGCCAAATTTTACCCCCTGCAACATCATCCTTTGCGTTACGGATGCGCTCTTGATCGTCACGGTTGGTTCGGTAATGGACATTATACCCAAGATTTAAAGCATCAATCTCAAAACCGCCATCAATCTCAGCGCCGCAAGCATTTCGAATTTCGTTAATTTTTCTTGATTTCAGAGATGTTAGAGATTCAGTTTTTAATGATAACTCACCATTAACAAACTCGTAATTACTTGAATTATCAGGTGTAATTTCATCGCTAAACACAAACTCCCTAGTATCTCCAATAGAGTTCATGAATTCTTGAAACGAATCATTAGTAAAATCACCCCTTGCCTGAACACCTACTGAATTGTCACTATTTGCTATTGCTATATACATTAACTACCCCATTTTATTGAAACAGAAAACTCCACCGGATCTATTGCGGTATAAGTTGATCCGCCAGCCCCCATATTTCCGAAAGTCACCTCAAAATATTCAGTTGTTTTATTGGGGCTATCGTATGTTGGCCATGCACTTTGAAGGCCATTTCCCGTTGCGGAAATGGTTATTGAATAACGATTGTCAGATGGTTGCCTTACAAAAAATAATCGATAACGGCCTGTTGACATCTTCTGAACACTAAGTGGATCTATATTAAAACTTCTTGTTGATAAGCTTGATGTTATGACATTCGCCCACGCAAAATCAACCGACCTACTAATTATAACTTGATTATTGATTGACTCGTCATCATTAGCATAAGCCCATTCCCCGCGCTCGTCTGACAACCCAAAGAATCGGAAGCCGGTGGTAACAACTGACAAATCCACATCGACAACAACGTCAGAGCCATCTTCAGTGATACGTACACCATTTGTGGCAATGTCATCAACCAACGCTTGCAATTGCGAGCCGTCAGGTAATTTGACACCACCGTATTGGCTCGTCTTGGTGATTAATCCAGCGGCGTCTTTCGCATATCGACGGCGAAGAATGCCGCTGTCGGCACTATAAACACCATTAACATAAGTCAGATTATCCACGGCGGTAAATGCGATAATACCAGCAACAATTTCATCATCAGCAGAATACGTCGCTGGCGCCGCGCTTGGTAATGGATATCCTTCTTTACCTTCAACTAAAGGGTTCTGATTTCCTTTGAAGCGGTTTTCAGCAAGCGAACTAAGCTGCATTGCCTCAAACAATTGTGACGTTTCTGGAGTGTCGGCAGAGTTGCTGTAAGTCAAACCTGCGTTAACCATCATGGCATCAAATAACGACAAGTTCTGGTTAAACAAAAGGTTGTCCAGTGGCGTTCCATCATAAACACCTGGAGCTGATGAGTTTTTATATTTCCCATCAACAAAATCAGCATCTGGGTCAAACGCACCCGGATACATTTGGGCTACTGAAAAAGCCATAGTTAAAACCTCATTTCAGGTTAGTTAAATCGTTAGTTAAATCTCGTGTGTTGACGTAGTATACATCAAGCTTGCCAAGTGCGAAAAACTCGACTTTTGCCGTCACGCCAACATCAAAGGCGGTAACTTCAATGTCATGTTTAAGTGTCGTGCAACTGTTGTTTACTTCTGCTTTTTGAACCTCTAATACTGGCTCATTGAGCACCATTCGTTCGGCGTAATTCAGCGTGGTTAACGTCTTGCACGCAAATGAGCCAGATTTTAATCCCATGTTTGGAGCTGCCACAGCGTTAAAGCCAACCAAAGCCAGGGCAAATAATATCCTATTGATCATTTCACCTTCTCCCTAATCTCTGCAACATCAACCTCTATAGCACCAATCTTGGTAGAGTTGATCGCAGTGTCCTGTCTCATTTGGGCAATCTCACCAAGAATGCGATAGGCAATATCTCGAGACTCTTTTTGTCCGTCTACCACTAATCGCTCAAAGGTATCAAACCTCTTCTCAAGGCTGGTTACTCTAGCCGACAAGTCAACCTGACTTTGTAGTTGATGCGTGTTTATCTCTACTTGCCTTTGCATTCCACCAGCAACGTAATTTGCGCTGCCGTAACCGACTGCACCAGCCACCAGGATCGATGAAATCACACCTATAGCTATTTGCTGCACTGCGCTCATGAATACCACTATTGAAAACATATTTATAGCCCATTTTAACACTAAAAATTTCTGTGGTAAAAAATAAGCCATTGACGTCGTTAATTGTAATTCACAATCATGCCAACCCATTTTCCAGTTGGGAAAATTGACAGGATTAATTCTTCTAGCTCGTTCTTTCTAGATAATGGCACAGTAGCCGCATTTGGCATAACTTCACCAGCTACATAAACGAAATGACGCCACTTTAACGGGTCTGCAGGTATTGGGTAATCTGGGCTTGAAATGGTTTCCACCTCTCCACCCATGAAACTGAAGCCGTCACCCATAACTATGCTTGTGCCGCCCATCGCAATTGGTGAGAACGTCTTAACAGAAATCTTGTTCACCAATGGATAGAACGGCGGAGCTAAAATAATATTTGGGTCCCATGCTGACGGGAACACCCCAAAGTTAGCATTCATGAAAGAAAACTGATCGCCCATAAACGAAACATCAGTGCCCATGGTCAGATTGTTTTGCTGCGTGTCAGGCTGCCACCAATCGTGCACGTACACGTCAAAGCCATATGAGCGCAACACAGATTGCAGATAACCAGGGGATTGGCCGCCGGTTAACTTCCAAGTTGCTTCTAGTCGATCTCTTCGCTCTTGCTCACTAAGCCCGAAGTCGCGCAGATAAAACTGATCTTCCCACTCTTCGAGGTTTTGTGTTTTCTGTGGGTCTAGGTTGTTGAAAATGTTATCGGCTTGGTCGCGGAAGTCGTTAACAAAGTTAAGTCCCTCGAAAAACTCACGCAGTCTTTTGTTGATCGTAAGGCTAAACGCTCTCGATCTAGGTAGTATGACTTTCCAAAGATTTAAACTCATGCGAATGAGATCCCCGATAGTTTAGCTTTTTCGCCAACGCCAAGTTGGTAAATGCTGACTGGCGTGTCGTCTGCAAGTGTTACCGATGCGCTTGAGAATGTGCCGTTATTACCTTGAACAACGTCATAAACAACCGACTCAACCGATACCCTTGAAATGGTATCAGTACGAGGCGGAACGGTTAGGCCTTCAATGTACGGCTCTGCAGCAATAAAGAAGTCAGTCACAGCACGCTCGATCTCTTGTTGAACCTGCGCAACGTTATCAACCACTAAGCCGTTAACCGTGACTTTAAAGCCAGTACGAGTGATTGCGTAAGTATTGACGAAAGTTCCTGCTGGGCGGCGTGTTGCCTTCCCGTTTTGGTCAAGCTCGATAGAAGCCTTAACCGCATCTAGCTGACTAGGTGTTGGAATTCCGTCAGGCGATCCGCTCGATGCTTCTGTGGCTTCAGAATAGACATCAACTTCACCTGGCTGACCAGTGTACGGATACACGTTAACAATGCCCGGTACCTCTTCGCCCCAAACTTTGTAATCGATGTATGCGCCGCCTTGTTTGCGGCGTTTGTATTGGTCGATCACTCGCTGGCGGTATGCGTCCACGCTTTCAGGGTCTGCGCCTGTTTGTATTTGGTCAATAACAACTGCATTCTTGCCAACGTTTGGCGGTGGATTAACAAAGGAAATCTCTGTGCCATTCTCCAAGTTACCAAGCGCACCAATGCCAGAATTGTTGGCCTCATCGTTCGCAGCTTTGACTTCAATGTCGATAGATGGCGCAGTGAGATTGTAAGCTTGCGAAGTGATATAGGTATACCCATTTGTGGCAGACAATAGCTGTGTGCCAGCATCCAACACGCCGCTAGTTTGTGATACTGTGACGGTAATAGTATGGATAGATCGCTCGCCTTGCTTACGTGGCGCAACACCAATTAAATCACCCCAGAAGTTAAGCGGGTTAATCGTAAATCCAAGGATCTTGATATCTTTAGCCGAACAGGTCGCGACATATTGCTGAAGTAATATGAAGTTGCTGTAATGTGTCAGCATTATAAATGCCGATGCAATGGCTTTTGCCAGAACTCGGTTAAATGCTTTTGGTAGTAATGGGAACTGAGTATTTAGCGATTGCTCCAACTGAGAAACAATGCCGTCAGAAATTCCCTTAATCGTGGTGGTATCAATTGACATTAGACGCCCAGCCCTCATCGAAACTATAAACAGTGAAATTGATTACTAGCCTAATATTAACACGATTTAGCTGATTGGACGACACAGCCACCTCTACCGAATCGGCTAGTTTGTCGTTGATAATCCACTTTAGATCGTTGTTGATTGCCTGCTCTAGTAACGGGTAGTTTTTAGATGCGTTCGGCAGGTTATTGACGATCTGCTCTGTCTCGGATGATAGGCGCTCTTCGTCCGTTTCCGCTACGTCATTCAAAAACCAATCCTTTGGCGAGAATAGCGATAGATATACCGCCGTTTCTAATCCAGTTGTTAGTTTTATCTGATTGTTTTCTATTGTGATTTCGCCACCGTCTAGCGATTGCTGTAGTAATACGTCGCCTTGCATCATTGGTTAACTCCAGTATCTTGCTCTGTATTGCCGGCACTATCATTGCCTTGCGGGTGAGTATGGTCTGCCAATTCTTTACCATCAGCGACAACGCTTGGTGATGTCATACTCACAGGCGATTCAACCGCCCCATTAGGCGCAATAATAAACCCATTTATATTAACCGTCCCATCAGCAAGCATTGTCTTTGTGCCGCTGCCGTTGGTTTCGATTGTCGTGCCGTCTGGTTTTAGCGTGTAGCTGACACTATCATTCTTAATCTCAATCGTGCCATCATTCATTAAATAAACGTGACTAGTTACAGCGCCATTTTCATCACGCCCATAAATGCGCTTTTCTCCAGGTAATGCAACCTTGTTGTCGTAATCAAAGAATCCACCAACAACCCAGCGCCCAGAATTGCCCCATTGATACGTATAGCCATTGTCATTTGGTAGCGGCCTTGAGTCGTCCCCAGCTGGCTGAACCTTGTCACATTCGTTGTCATAGCCACCACCCAAATCCATGTTTACACGGTTACCAATGTTTTCTTTTACTCTGGCTATTCTTCCCATGGGAAAACCTCTACATCATTGCCGTTAAACGATTCAGGCAGCACTAAGTCTAGCTGGCACGTTTTGCTATTGCCGTCCATGTTGATTGTTACCGAACGAATAAAAAGTTTTGTATCACGATACACCATTGCGGTTGGTGCCAACAAATTAACGTAAGTGTTTGGCTTGTATAGATTGCCATCTGGATCGCGTATCGTTGCCAAATCGACAGTATAAGCAATGGAGTTAGCCAAGCCGCGAGCGCGTCTAGATTTAGCTATCTGCTCCTCCTCGCCATTAAATGCATCATTTGCCTCATAGTTCTCAACACGCAATACATTCTGCAATCTCTTGTTTTTGGCCGTGTATGTCGCCACTGGCAGCCCATCAAGCATGATAGGTATGATTGCCGTGTAATCGCTAAAGTAGTTCTGATTGTCGTGCTGTGGAGTTACTAGCGTAACTGGCGATTGATCGTCTTTTAACTGTGCCACTGAATTACCATCGATAGCGCGAGTGATTAACAAGTCACCCTGCGCATCATTGCTGATAATCAAATCACGCTGCTTGCCTAGCTCAGTAAGAAAGGAGTAAATCTTGTCTGGTTGCCTGATTGATGCCGTTTCGAATGTAGCTCCAACATCGACATTGGATTTTACATTGAACGGGAACGGCCGACATAGCTCGGTAGCAATGCGATCTAACTTCAAGCCGCGTAGTTCAATCGGGTAGCTACTAACCGGCAATGATGAGTCGTTGGTGACCGCGCAACGTGCGTAAGCCTCCAGGATAACCGTCTTGGAATTAGTTGACACGACAGGCGTTAATCCCATCTGCGTTCCCGAGAAAATTAAATCGCCACCGATAAACAGGTCAATATTCGCATAGGAAAACGGGATAAACGTCTGGCGAAATTCCAAGTTATCAGGCTCAAAAGGTGCAGTAACTACGCATGAGTCGAACGAATCAAAGCGCGAAAAGAACTCTATCGAGCTGAAAAATCGAAACTCTTTGCCGTTGATGAGTAGCGTTACATCATCTTGATTATCGGGCGTGACAGTGCTTTGGCTAGATATTGACGGAATAAAAACCGAATCACCAGCCGTTAAGGGCTCTTTTAGTGACGGGTTGGCTT